GAATTGACCTTAAATCCGACGAATTCGAATACTTCCCGCAAAAGCGGAACGCACCTTTGGGACGTAATGATATCGTCACCATACACGCAAGAGGGAGACCACACAGAAACGTGCTCACTAACGGAACGCTCCAGGGCCCAAAATATCAGGGACTCCAGTTCGAACGTGAATGCATTACCCATGGACGAGAATTTTTCGTAACCACGGGTTCTACCGTCCAGAACTCCTTTCGGAGAACGAAGGTCGGCTAGCACGGATAATAGTGGGTCGGGTATAAGGAACTGTACAAGTTCCTTACAGATAGTATCACTGGCGGCAGAAAGATCTACCGTCGCCAACTCCAGTTCATGGGCCATCGAGGCCCAAACCTGGTTGTTGACCTGGTTGTCCAGCTGGATACCGACCGAGCGCAGTCTGCGACGAATCCACCTCCCGACTCCTTGTTGGAAGAAGCCGTTCAATGTGGGTTCCGCCGCAATCGTACGATCTTTGCCCCAATCCTTTGGGACAAAGACAATGCGATTGCTCTCTGTCACGTCGAAAAACCGATCTAAAACGCGGTAAGGACCGTCCGGCATAACCCCAGTACAGGCGGCAAATGCTTTCTTATCCCACTCAAAATGAGCTTTCGCGTATGGAAGGGCGCGTCTAGTAACAGAAGGCCTTAACGTCATCTTTTCCACTAGGGTAGCTTCCGCACGCTTAAGCGATGCGGTAGCGCCCGGGCCCCATTTACAAAGAGGGTAAGCGTCACGGGCAAACTCAAAGTCAGATACGAGTATTTCGATTTTTCTGCGTGCGCGGTAAAGAACCGCGCGCACATCGGCGTTAGCCGAATCGATAACTCGCATCCGAACGTTTGCCTGACGACACTGTTCCTCTGCGGCGATGAACCGCTGGCGTGCAACCTGTTCACGATCTATCCCTGGAAGCTTTCTTCTGAACTTATCTAGAAGGAGACGACTTAGGTAGTGTCGAGAAAAAGAGTGCGCGTCGTTGTAAAAATTCGCAACGGTGGGCTGTTCAAGGTACGACGGTAAACTGTCGTACTTAAAGGCAAGCCACATCGCGAGCGAAGAAGGCGTGTCGATACTTTTAGCGATGGCGAAAACGCCATCTGCAGTCTTAAAAGACATGAAAAGCTCCTATCAGCGTGCTAACAACGTACCCAAGATAAGGGTTACGGTCATTAGCCAAATGAAGACGTAGGGATTCATTAGAACGGCGTGATCAAAGATTCGATCATAGCCGTCACCTGCGCTTCACTTTGCAGTGACGCGAACATCTTTCGCAGATTCTTGCGATCGATGGCTGCGCCGCGCTCAGGCAGGATGTACTCTGC